TGGTATGGAGAAGCGTTTTTCTTTATATGAATTTAACTTTACTCCTGCTGTAGAGTATACTATGCTAACTGATGCAAAGACATATGCTGCTAAGCTTGCAATCTCTCGTAACATCTGGAAGAATCTAGATGCATTCACTGAAGTAGCTTATATCAAGAATGATTTCTCTACTAGAGACTTGTATTTCGCTCTAAAGCAATTCGATGGCTTAGTTGGCACTGGTGGTTTGCGCTGGACCTTCTAATAAGTAAAGAATAAATTAAATTCGCCCCTAGGTTGAAAAACTTAGGGGTTTTTTGTTTTTCTTATATAATAGCTTTAATGTCAAAACAAGATAAGTCCCCAAAGATTCTTCAAAGAGATAAATTCAAAGAAGAAATAAAGATTAGAGACCTCAATTGGACAGACAAACAAAAAGAATTCATAAATATAGCCCTGAGTAAGGACGTAAAGATGATTTTCATTAGCGGCCCCGCCGGGTCGTCTAAGACTTTGCTAAGCATCTATTGTGCCCTTCACCTAATTAAGGAAAAGAAGGTTAGTGATATTATGTATATCAGATCTCCAGTAGAGAGCAGCGATAGCAAAATCGGCTTCCTGCCCGGAGACGCAGACGAGAAATTAAAGTACTACAACTTACCCTTTGCTGACAAGCTAGACGAACTCTTATCTAAGCCATCTATTGAAGCTCTTAATAATCAAGGCAGGCTTCAAAGCCATCCATTGTCATTCGTGCGGGGCATGAGCTGGAACTGTAAAGCCATTATTTTAGATGAAGCTCAGAACTGCACTCAAAAAGAAATAGTTACCCTAATGACAAGAGTAGGAGAGTTCAGTAAGTGCTTTATATTAGCAGATCCTGATCAATCAGATTTGGCTTATGGCAAGTCTGGCGGTTTCGAGAAGCTTCAAGCTATATTCTCAGACGAAGAGAGCAGAGAAAGAGGCCTTTACTCGTTCCACTTCGCTGAAGAGGACATCAAGAGAAGCGATTTAGTAAAATTCATAGTTAAAAAACTAAAGGTTCTTTCTCCAACCGTTCGCGTATAAATATTTTGTTAACACAGCAGAAAATTTACGAACATTCTTCTCTGATTTATCCCAAAAAAACGCATGAGCGAACTCCTCAATAGTAACAGACATTTCTCTTCGAGGCAAGAGAGATGCCTCTATAAATATTTGAGGACATTCATTCTCTGGAGAGTCGCAAAGACCCTCTGCCTTGTCTCTAGCGGGTATTTTGATTTTACTAACAGAATACTCTACACCCTTGTCTGTCTTAAATTTAAAACTTTTAGTGTTTTTTTTAGGCATATGGTGTATAATATTTAATATGAAAATCTATTGTCAAAAGTGCGGCTCTGGCACGGAATATTCTTTCAATAAGCCAAAATTTTGCTCTGGTTGTGGCTTTAGCTTTTCTATTGTAGCTAGTGCAGCTCCAAAAATCATAAAAAATACACCTAGAGTTACACAAATAGACGAAGAAGAGGAAATCTCTGTAGAAAGAGTGCCCGACATTTCAAAATTAGACTTTGAAATTGATGTAAAGCCCAACAAAGGATCAAAAATGCAAAATTTGATGGGGACTTATAATGGAGAAAGCAATAGCAGTCCAGACTTCAAAGCTCAAAGCTTCAATAAGCAAGAATCTTTGGAGTCTTTTAAGCGAGAAGCGGGTTTTTACCCATCTCGCCAATCCATGAATGAAGAAGAATAAAATAAAATTTGAATCTTGCATCAATTTAATTAATACTGAAATCTTAAAGCGCAAAAACAAGTGGACCTTGTCAACGCTTAACTGGATTGATTTCGAAGACGTGTCTCAAATCATAAGATTCCATATTTATAAAAAATGGGAGCTTTACGACGAGAGCAAACCCATGCTGCCTTGGGTTAATAGAATCATATCTAATCAAATAAAGAATCTAATAAGAAACAACTATGGAAATTATGCCAGACCTTGTTTGAAATGTGCCGCAGCTCTAGGAGAAAACGAATGCCGCATATACGGCAAGCAAGAGCAATCTTGTCCAATGTTTAATAATTGGTCAAAGACTAAAAAAAATGCTTACGATTTAAAAATGGCAGTGTCTATAGAAGATCACTCTTACGAAATCAATAATCAACTTTGCGTTAATTTAGATATACAAAAAGCAACTCAAAATTTGCACCAAAAGATGAAGCAAATTTTAAAACCAGTAGAATGGAAGGTATATGAGCTATTATATATTGACTATAAAACAGAAGAGCAAGTATGTAAGATTTTAAAATTTAAATACGATAAAAAAGCTAAGAGCGCTTACAACAAGCAACTCAAAAATATCCAAAAGTCAATAATAAAAAAAGCCAAGCAATGTTTGGCTAACGGAGAAATAGACCTATGACAGAAACAGAATTAACCCAAGAACAAAAAGACATCATTATTCGCACTTGGAATGATAGAAAAGAAAATCCTCCCAGTTTGCAAGAGTTGACTCAGATTGTTTTCTCTGAAATCCCAAATATAGATGGAAGAAGCGTCTATGGGAAATGCGTAAAAAAGTTTTTAGCCTCTAGAGATTTAAAAGTTAAAACTAAAAGCGAATACACTCCAAAAGACAGAGTAGTTTTATCTGACGAGCAGAAAGATTATATTGTTAACAATGCGGCAATGATGACTGCCACAGAATTAGCCAGAGATCTTTTCGATAATTATGGCTTAACGAATTTATCTATAGAAGCTCGCTCTATTCAGGAGTATTTAGATAGCTTGCCCAAGCAAGTGCAAACTTCAGCCGGTCTTGCCTCTGAAGAAGAAAGTCAAGAAGACTACAAGCCGCCCAAAAACCAAGAGAGATCTATAGTTAGAGTTAACAGATATGTTTTAAATGGAATAGATAAAGATAAAATTACAGCTAAGCAAAAAAAAGATTTAAATTCTTTAATTTCTTATCTTCATACTTATAGATTTTTACACCAAATAGCAACTTATACAAATACTGTCGACAGGGATTTATTTGAGAGCAGCTTTGTCAGATACACTTACGATAAATCAGATTTAACTCAAGAAGAGGTAGACCAATACATAGTCTTGGCTACTGAAGTTGTAATCTCTTCTAATATTCAAGAAACAATAGCTACTTTACAAGATCAGATAGATCAAGAAATTTCGTCAGGGTCAAAAATCCCAATGCCTCTAGTGGAGGCAGTGACTTCTGCTCGCACAGAATACAATCAGTGCGTTACTCGCCAACAAAAACTGCTCAACGATCTAAAAGTCAAGAGAAGCGAAAGGCTTTCTAGTCAAGTAAAAGATAACGCCTCTATTCTTAATCTAGTGCAAATGTGGAAAGACGAAGACACTAGAAAAGAAATGATAAAAATGGCAGACATGAGAAGAGAAGTTTTAAAAACTGAGATTGGCCGCTTATCATCTATGGATGATGTTAAAGCTAGAATTTTTGGTTTGACAGAGGAGGAAGTATTAGATGGTTAAATGTAAAATTTGCAATTTAGAATTCGAAACAGATAAACTTTTTCATGGACATCTCAAATCTCACAAATTGAGAATGGTAGAATACTACCAAACTCATGAGCCGAGGTATGATTTGCTTACTGGAGAATTAATAAACTTCAAAAACAAAGATTATTACTTCTCTAACGACTTCAATAACAAAGTCTCAATGAAAAAGTGGTTGAAAGAGCAAACTATAGACGCCCAGAAAGATTATTTAAAAAAATTTCTCTCGCAAAGAAAAGAAAAGCACAAACTAGTTTATGCGCCTACTGAAGTTGAGCTTCGCTCTATTACTAGTCCTCCTGTTCCTTATTATCACAGTCTTTTCTCTGATTATTATAGGTTGTGCGACGAGATGGGCTTTAAAAATAAATATCAATACCCAAAAGAAGAGCTAAAATATAAAATTAAAGACGGTTTTAGTATTTATATTGATACTAGAGAGCAGATGCCTCTAGTTATAGATTACCCTACCGAAATTAAAGGCCTAAAATTCGGAGACTACGCTATTAATGACCCAGAAAACAAATGTTATATAGAAAGAAAGTCTATCTCTGATTTCATTGGCACAATGAGTGGTGGATACGATAGATTCTGCCGTGAAATAGAAAGATCAATAGCAGCAGAAGCAAATCTAATAGTATTGGTAGAGCGCCCGCTTCAAGAGTGCTTGAGCTTTCAGTATCTTAATTACGTCTCTAAGAAAATAAAAGTCACTCCAGAGTTTGTTTTCTTCAATGTGAGAGAGCTAATTCAGAAATATAATAATGTACAATTCTTATTTGTAGACGGTAGAGAAGAATGCGTCAGAATAATGAAAAAAGTATTTTTTAGCAAAGGTCAATACAAAAAATACGACTTACAATTAATGTACGACTTGAAACTACTATAATATGTGGCACGAAACAACAAAGTATAAAAAGAGAACAGAAAACTACAATGAGATTTTTAAAAAGCTTCAAGGAGAGTTAGAAGACAAGGAAGCCAAGATAACTCTTTGTAAATTTCTACGCCAAAATTTATATTTTACTACTTATTTACTAACAGGTATTAAACTAGCGCCTTATCAGGAAATTACTTTGAAAGGAATGTTTAATAGAAATTTTAACATGTGCGTTTGGGGTCGTGGTTGCGCTAAGTCTTTCATTGCTAGCGTGTATTGTGTCCTACAATGCATATTTGAGCCGAACACGAAGATCCTAATAGCTGGCCCTACGTTTCGTACAGCTAGAGCGATATTTAATAACATAGAAAAAATGTCTGAAAGCAAAGGCGCAGATTTACTACTGCAAGCTTTTGGAGCTAAGAGCAAGAGAAACGATCTTTACGAATGGGACATTAATGGCGGATCTATTAGAGCTATTCCTCTAAGCGGCGAAAAGATTCGTGGTTTCCGCGCAAACATTCTTGTGCTTGACGAGTTCTTGCTTCTTCCAGAGGAAATTATCAAAAATGTATTGATGCCATTCCTTGTCGCCCCGCAAGACATGACAAGACGTATTAATATTCGTGAAATGGAAGACTTGCTCATTGCAGAAGGCAAGATGAAAGAAGAAGACAGAATGGTCTTTATAAATAACTCTAAAATGATAGCTCTTTCTTCTGCGAGCTATACTTTCGAGAACCTTTACAAGACCTATCAAGAGTGGATCAATAAAATAACATCGCCAGAAAAAGAAGACTCTACTTATTTCGTTTCTCAGTTAGGCTATGAGGCTTTGCCGCCAGAGATGATAGATAAAACAATTATTGAAGAAGCTCAAAGCGGTGGAACTTCTCACTCCGCATTTCTTAGAGAGTATTGCGCTCAATTTACTGATGGATCTGATAGTTATTTTAGTGCTAAGAAAATGGAAGAGTGTACTTTGAAAGATGAGTATCCTCATACGCTGATTAAAGGATCTACTAATAAAAAATATATTATTGGAATTGACCCAAACATGAGCGACAGCCCAAATGCAGACTATTTTGCTATGGCAGTGATGGAGCTAGACGAAGAGACTGGAGTAGGAATACTAGTTCATACTTATGCTGGGCTTGGAAATTTAAATAACCACGTTAAATATTTTGGATATCTAATGACTTACTTTAATGTTGTTATGATAGTAAGCGATAACGCAGGCGCAGATATATTTTTAGACACTTGCAACCAATCTGATGTTTTTAAAGAAAATAAAATAAATGTGAAGGCTTTGGAATTCTCAGCAGACGCTGAAGGGGCAGAGTACGACGCACAATTAAGAAGCGCTAGAGCTCAATATAATCTATCGGAACACAGGATAGCATTTAATCAAGTGTTCTCTTCTGGATTCATCAGAAAAGGCAATGAATTTTTACAAGCTTGCATAGATTATAAAAAAGTTCTATTCGCATCTAGAACCTGCTCTAATGAAAAGTTTTTCAGTCAAGTTATAGACACTAAAATCCCAAGAGATCTTATATTTTCTGCTGATAGGCAAGACTGGAGTAATTTAGATTTCATAGAAAACCAAGACGACTTTATTTATCAGACGAAAAAGCAATGCTCTCTAGTAGAATATACTACTACTTCTAGAGGCATGCAAAATTTTGATTTGCCTCAACATTTGAAGAGAGGTTCTTCAGCTACAAGAGCAAGAAAAGATAATTATTCTGCATTTATGTTGGCTAACTGGGGAGTAAAATGTTATAACGATATAATGAAACAAACAGTAGAAAATAATCAATTCACATTTACTCCTGTGATGTTTTAGTGTAATTTCTAGATAGTATGGCCAATTTAGTCAGGAGGAAACAGGTGGATCAAGCTGAGTTTTCCGGCTTCTTTATAGAAGTTGGAGACGTGAATTACTATCCACTATTAGACAATCCTTCTGGTTTTTTAGACTCTAGTGCTCTTAACTCTGCCACTGGAACTTTAGACACGAAGATAAATAATGTATCTGGTATTTTAGCCAACTCTATTCAGAGCACAGGAATAAATGCTAATTTATACACAAACAATGTAAGCGGGGCAATCTCTACTAGACTCCAATCTTCTGGAGCGGCGTTAACAACAGTAGACGCAGCTCTCAGTGGGTATATTATTTCTGTTAGTGGTAATTTAAATAGTAATATCACTGGAGCTAGTGGAATTTTAAATACTAAAATTGATACAGCTAGTGGATATTTAAAAACATATACCGATACTGTATCTGGAGTTCTAAATTCTCGAATTACTGCTGCTTCAAATGCTACTGTTATCAATAATATTGTTAGCGGAGCAGGCTTTAATTTTACTGGAACTAAGATTTTTAATTCTCCAATTTCTGCGCAGAGAATAAATCTAAGTGGAATTAATACCCCTAGTTCTATATCAATAATTGCAAGCTCTGGTTACGCTTCTGTGGTAGGAAACGCAGGAACATTCGTAAGTTATTATGAAACAGGAGCAAATAGTTCTTTATGGGCGGTCGCTGATTCTGCTGGGTTGCCAATGTTGGAGCTTTTTGATGACTATACTTTAATATTGGGTCACTCTAGTAGAAAGTCGGTAGTTCTAAGCGGCATATCTGGATATGTGCTGCTGCCCAGCCTGCCAAACCAAAACCAAACGGGATCTCTTCCTTCTGGAACCTTATTCCGTAGTGGAAATTACTTAATGATTTTATAAAAATGAGAAAGCCTAAGACACAAGAAATTAAGCCAATGATGACGGCCTATGCTGCTACGGCTGGGGAGAATACTCCCATACCTGCGCGTAGAAATTTGGCTGGCGACATTGAAAGAACAGATAGGTTTCATAACATTGATTATGGTCTAGTGCCTTTCAAGTATTCTCACAATGTTTCTAACAAGAGTGCTCTTAATGTTAGAGATGCTGTAATACTTTGCCAAAAGGCTTATTATAATTTCTCTTCTTTCAGAAATGTAATTGATCTAATGACAGAGTTTTCTTGTAGTAAAATTTATTTTACTGGCGGCAACAAGAAATCTAGAGATTTCCTAGAAGCCTTATTCAAGAAAATTAATATTGAGAACTTTGTAGATAAGTTTTTTAGAGAATACTATAGGTCTGGAAATGTTTTTATTTATAGATTCGATTATAAAGTAAAGCAAGACGATGTAGCAAAGATCACTCAGGTTTTTGGATCTGAATCTTTAGGGGCTTCTAATACCTTAGAGCTTCCATCTAAATACATGGTATTGAATCCAGCAGACATTCAATATGGAGGTAATATTTCTTTCGTTAATGGAAACTATTATAAGATTTTGACTGATTACGAACTCCAAAGACTCAGAAATCCAACTACAGACGAAGATAAGGAAGTTCTCAGAAGTTTAACTGAAGAAAATCGTCTCAAGATCCAAAGAAAGACTTACTCAGGTGCAGGAGCTTATATAACTATTCCTTTAGATACCAAGCAAGTATCTGCTGTGTTTTATAAGAAGCAAGACTACGAGCCATTCTCTGTTCCAATGGGCTTTCCAGTATTAGAAGACATTAACTGGAAGCAAGAAATGAAAAAGATGGACATGGCATTAACTAGAACTACTCAGCAAGCTGTTCTATTAATTACGATGGGCTCAGAATTGAAGAGTGGCGCTTTAAATATTAATCAAAAGAATATCGAAGCTATGCAAGCTCTTTTCCAAAATCAATCAGTAGGAAAAGTTCTTGTTTCTGACTTTACTACAAAAGCTCAATTCATTATTCCTGATATTGCTAACATTCTTGATCCTAAAAAGTATGAAGTAGTAAACACTGACATCCAGCAAGGTCTAAATAACATTTTAATTGGAGATGAAAAGTTTTCTGCTACTAGCATTAAAGTAAACATCTTTTTCCAAAGACTAGAGCAAGGTCGCCAAGCCTTTTTAAATGACTTTTTGGCCCCTGAGATCAAGAGACTTTGCAAAAATATGGGTTTCAAAAATTTTCCTACTCCTAATTTTGAGGAAATAGACATTAGAGATGCTTCTGTTTGGCAAAGAGTTTCTGCTCAATTAGTTCAGCTTGGGGTTCTTACTCCTGAAGAGGGAATTCAAGCTATTGAGACTGGAAGACTGCCAATATTTGATGAGTCTGTAGAGTCTCAAAGAAAATTTAAGGATCTTAAAGAGGAAGGTCTTTACGCTCCGGTCGCTAGTGGCGCTGGTGCTGCTGGAGGATTAAATACCGGAAGACCTCAAGGAGCAAAGTCTCCACAGTCAACAAAAAATGTATCTCCAAACGGAGGAAGCAAAAAAGCCCCAGCTTTAGCTTCTTATTCAATGAAGAATGTGTCTAGCGTTTTTAAAGAATATGAGATACTAGCTTCTAAAGTAGAGGAGTTTCTCCAAAAGAAACACAAGAAAAAGTCTTTAACAACTGAGCAAAAATCAATAGCAGAAAAAATGGCTCAAAATATTATAATTAATGAAGATAAAGTAAATTGGGATTATAGCATCAAGGCTTATTGCGAAGGCAAGCAAGACAATCAGGAAAAAATAAACAAACTACTAGAGATTGCAGAAGAGCATTCTGTTGATCTTTTTTCAGCGGCTATACTGAATCATAGTCAAATTTCCTCAGAAAAAGTGTAATATTCATAGTTATATAAAAAATGAATTTGGAACTAGAAACGCAAATTCCCAATAAGAAGTCTGAATCGGCAGACTTTTATATTGACTTTTCTCTTAAGTTAATGAGCGCTTTGAAAGAAAAAGCCCAAGAACACAACGAGCATAATAGCAAGAAGATAAGTTTGAGTCAAGTTATAGAGAAGTATTGCAGCGCGGCTACTAATTATGTCAAAGATGAGTCAATTGATATAAATACTTATTCAATGGCTAAGGTAAATGAGTTCTTGGAGGGGCGAAAGGGAGAGATTAATTTTGATAATGCAGAAAAAGATATTAAAAAATTTGGATTAGAATTTGATTTCGAAAATCTAAATAATTTATATATATCTTCTTCTAAGGATAAAAACAATAACTGGTTTGAAATTTGATTATGAATTACAATTATACTACAACATTTAGTTCTGTTCTTAAACCATTGGTTTCCGAAGAGAAAGACAAGTATTTAGCATTAGCTTCTTTAATGGAAGTAGGAAATTTTATTCCTAATGTAGATACAGAGAAGAACGTTGATCTACTTCCTGTAGCTTTTAATGCTGCTGTAGTAAATAGAGTAAACAAAAATGGAGACGTAATTGATACTGAGACTGCCATTGCGTCTTATAAAGATTTTATTAATAAGCCAATAAATATTGAACACAATAGAGAAAAAATTGTTGGCGTAATTTTAACTGCCGGGTTCAGTGAGTTTGGGTCAGACGCTTCGCTTACAGAAGAACAAGTTAAAGACTTGAAAGGGCCATTTAATATCACCCTCGGCGGCGTAATTTGGAAAATAGCTAACCCTCATCTTGCTGATAAGATAGAAGAGTCTAGCGATGTTACTAGCGACAAATATCAATCAGTAAGTGCAAGCTGGGAGCTTGGTTTTAATGAGTATAATGTTGTAATGATTGATGGAGAGTCTAAAAACATAGAAGATGGTGCTCTTATTTCTGACGCAAGCGAAATAGATTCTATAAAAAGCAATCTTAGAGCATTTGGTGGATCAGGAAAATTAGACAAAACGAAATCTATTTATAGAAAAGTAATAGGCAATGTTGTTCCTTTGGGAGTTGGGTTAACTGAAACCCCAGCCGCTGATGTTAAAGGAGTAGCTACGCTAAAAGCAGAAGCAAAAGAAGCTCTATCAGAAGAAAATATTTCCAAAATTGAGAAATTAGATGTAAATACTATTATTAACAATAACGTTATGAAAATTCAAAGCATCAAAGATATCACAGATGAGAATTTGAAGCAAGCAACAGCTTCTCAAATTTCTGATCTTATTGAGCAAGAGCTTAAATCAGCTTCCGAAAAATTCGCCGCTGAAAAAGTTTCTGTTGAACAAGCACTCGAAGCAGCTAAAGAGCAATACGGCACACTCTTGGCTGGTCAAGAAGCTCTCGAAAAAGAAATCCGCGCGCTTAAAGCTTCCCTAGAGGCTTCTGAAGTTGAAAAGCAAAAGATTTTGGCTAATGAGCAATTCAATGAGAGAATGAGCGCTTTTGACGCTGAGTATGATTTAGACGACGAGTCTAGACAAGTTATTGCTTCTGATATTGCTGGGCTAGATGATGATTCATTTGCCTCTTACAAGAATAAGATGGCAGTATTCATGAAGAATAAAAAGAAGGGTATGGAAAAGGGAGAAAAGAAAGAAGAGGCTAAATCTTCCGCTACCGCTTCTGAGGTTCTCGATGAGGCCTCTGAAAAAGGAGAGAAGAAAACAGCAACAATGGCTGCTACTTCCACTGCTTCAGAAGCTACTTTTTTCGAGAAGTATAAACAAGCTTTTAATTACGACGGGTTCGTAATTGGATAAATAAAAACAAATAACACAAGGATAAAATATGGCTTATAAACTAAGACCTTTCAGAGACTATGATGAGCACGACGTTCTCAATCTTTTCTCTTACGACACAACCGGTTTGTCCGCTGGTTCGATCAGCATTACCAAAGGAACTTTGGTTAAGATCGCTACCGGATGGAAAAACTACGATTCAGGCGTTGAGCTTGGCGGTGGACTAGAGTTCATCGGAAGCGCTGGAACGCTATCACCCACCAATGTTGTTTCACAACGCTATGGTGTTACTGCTAAGGTGGTATACTCCAACACTGGTGAGACTCCAGTTGGAATGATGCTCTATGACGTAAAAGACGCTGACGAGAATGGCGAGCTACTCAAGTACAAGCCTCGTAAGGCTGCTGAGATGCAAGCTGTAATTCCCGGACAAGCTGTTCCAGTAGTTACTCGCGGTATCTTCCTAATGCAAGGAGTTCTCGGAACCCCAAGCGCTGGTGGCACTGCCTACGCTGGTGGAACCGGACAAATCACTGCCTCTACCGGAAGCGGCGGCATTTCTAACGTTGCTATTGGTAAGTTCCTTGGAGCTGCTGATACAAATGGCGAAACCCTCGTTAAATTGGCTCTCTAATACAAAGGAATTAACATGAGAATTAAACTAAAAAATACACCTGAACAAGTAGAGCTAATCAAGGCTCTTGGTTCTAAAAACAGATTGGTTGCTGCCGAAGCTTCAGAAGCTTTCGCCGCTTTCCTCGGACCTGTTATTCAAAGAGTTATTTTGCAAGCTGGTACAGCTTCTCAAATCTATACCGATGCTCCATTCGACGAGAATGACTCTCCAAGCTATCCTCTTGATCTTTACTATCAAGAGTTGAACAACGGATATGTTAGCGTTTGGTCTCAAACTCTTGCTGGTGGTCTACCAACCTCACAAGACGTTTCTGCTATCCAAGAGCTAAAGATCGCTACTTATCGCCTAGACAGCGCAGTTTCAATCAATAAGAGATATGCTCGCCAAGCTCGCTTGGACATTATCGCTAAGTTGGTTGAGCGTATGTCTCAAGAGGTTCTAGTTAAGCAAGAGCGCAATGCTTGGGCAGTTATGCTCAAGGCTCTTGGCGAAGCTTCTACTACTCCTTCGGGCGGCGCTGCCCTCAAGCACTATATTGCTGCTGGAACCGCTGGGCAATTCAAGCTTGATGACCTCAACAAGCTCATGACCCGCACCAAGAGAATCAATGAGTCTTGGGCTGGTGGTACTCCTGCTGATCCATATAGCACTGGCTTGACTGATCTTTATGTCTCCCCCGAGATTAAAGAAAAGATTCGCGCTTTTGCTTATAACCCACTAAACACAGTTGGTGGAGTAAGAACTGAAGGTTCTGGATCTGGAACAATTACCAAAACCGCCACTGAGTCTGCTATCGCTCTTCCTGACGGAATGAGAGAGGAGATTTATCGCAACGCTGGTATGCAAGAGATCTATGGTGTAAATATCATTGAGTTGATTGAGCTTGGTCTTGCCAAGAAGTACAACATCCTCTTCGATTCTTACATCTCTGAGACTTCTACTCTCGGTGTAGCTTTCGATCCTTCTGCTTACCAAATCCTCGTTGGCGTAGACAACACCAAGGGCGCTCTAATCCGCGCCGTTGCTACTACCTCTGAGAATGGTAGCCAGTTCAACGTACAACCAGACGATCAATTCCTACAAAGAAGCGATAAGGCTGGATTCTACGGATCAATGGAAGAGGGACGCGTCTGCATTGATGCTCGCGCTCTTTCTGGTATCATCGTTTAATAAGTTCGGTTCTAACAAAACCCGCTGGGGAAACCCGGCGGGTTTTTTATTTGATTTATTTTGTTTATTATAGTATAATTTTTGTATGGCTAAGAAACCAAAGCTCAAAGATTTAAACCAAATAGACGCAAAAGAAGAAACTGGTAGACCAACTACTTTAGATCAAATCTGGGGTGACACAGGAATTTCTAAATATGGAACCAATGATTTTGAATATTACAAATCTTACGTTCGCTCACTAAATAAAAGCGACATCCATGCTCACGCTATGAAGGTAGGAATGCTTCCAACAGACAATCATGAAATTCTAATTGCTAGACTAGAGAGAGAGTTCCAAAGGCATGTAGCAGCTTACCAAGCTCCATCAGAAGCAAAGACCAAGCAAAAGAAAATATCTAAAGACGTACAGAAGATCTTATCAGAAGGCCGATAATTCTGTGTAATTTTATTAAATGGCTAATCTAATCAGGATTAAGCAGATAGACCAACCTGAGCTATCTGGTTATGTAGTAAGTGTTACAGATCAAAGTTATTATCCAGTTGGCAACCCATCTGGATATTTGTCTTCTGTAGCTTCTGATCCTGACTTTATTTCTCTAAGCGGAGACCTTGGCAATACTGGAGTAATATTAAACTCCAAAATAACTTCACTAAGTGGAACTTCGGTGAATCTTGTTGTTGCTACTGGCGCTTTTCTTCAAGGCCGGATAACTTCTTTAAGTGGAGATTTAAATGTCACTAATGCTAACTTATCTACAGTATCTGGATTAAGTCAATCAGCTATTACATTAGTTACAGGTTTAGATTATGAAGTAAGTGGAGTGATCAGTGGAGAGGTGGCCGGGCTAAATGCTACTATCACTGGAGTAAGTGGGGTTCTATTTTCTAAAATATCTATTGTTAGCGGAAATTTAAATTCTAGAGTAACTTCTTTAGAGACTTCCCTATCTGCTTCTGGCAGCAACTTCGTAGATTTGACTTCTAATAATCAAACGGTTTCTGGAAGCAAAGCTTTTACAAATAGAATCGGTTTTAAGCAAATAGATCTCTTACCATTCTCTGGAAACTATAGTAATCCGGGAGGTCAGCACGAAATATTATTCACTCAATTCACAGAGGACTACTCTTTCCCTGCTAGCGGGTACGGGACTATAACTGGAGATTTATTTGTAACTAAAATCATGCACCCAAACAACGTGGAGTTAATTATTAGCTCTATGATTTACACAGGAAACTACTAATATGCAAAAAGTCTACGGATCGTTAGATTCTGCCGCGAATTCTTGTGTTTTGCTTTATGATTTTTTTGGTAATTCTTACGAAGGAGAGCCAACAGTTAATTTATTCACTCAACCTACTGGCAACGCTGGATTTATAATTAAACCAGCAGATACAGGAAGGCATTTTTATAAATTAGATTATTATAACAACAATTTCGGGCAAGGCACTTTTTTTGATAACGCTACTGGAGACTACAAAACAACAGACTCAGTATATAAATATAATTATGTCTCTGGGCAAACAGATTCTATTAGCAATAGGCACGGATTCTCTATAAAAATAACAAGAGGAGAAACTTATTCTTATTCTACTGATGTTTATGTGGCCACTGGGCACCCCAGAACTGGAGTGGCTCCTGTAGTTAGCCTAACTCCAAATCTAACTGGTAGTTTTGCAACTGTGACTGGGTATTATGATTTTAATAAAAAAGGAACTTGGCAAACAATTAGCGACAAAGTATATATCCCTGCTGTAACTAATAATTTTGGTGGTAATGCTATTTTTTATGAAGTTTCTGTAGCTGCAAAAACATCGCAGCATCCTTATTATGCTACTGGATCTTCTGATGGATTTTTAATTGGCAATGTTCAAGGCAGGGCAGTTAATTTATATAAAGGAGCAACTTATGTCTTTCTGCAATCTAATTCATCAAACATAAATGATGAATTTTATTTATCTACAACAGCAAATTCTGGAGGGGGGTCCAATGCTTATTCTAATGGGTTTTCTTATTATGGAAATGAAGGCTTTGATGGGTATGCTATTTTTACAGTTCCTTATGACTCTCCATCTGTTCTTCATTATAATTCGAGAAGAGTTTCTTCTAGCTACTTTGGAGGTAAAATAAATATTCTCGGAGGATATAACGCTGGCAATACTGGCAATTCTGGAAACGTTGGCTCTTCGGGAAGCTCTGGTTCATCTGGTTCATCTGGGGCAACTACTAGTTCAGAGTCTTATGCTGTTTGCTTTGATCCAACAAGAAATCAACTTACTCCATCTAATTTAAATGGCGGATATATTCTATATAAGAACATGCAGTTCGAGAAAAATAAAAAGATGTTTTCTGGAGTGGTTCATCCAACTCAATTTACTTCTTCTTCTCGCTCTGCTTTTGGAAGTTTTATCGACATAACAGGGGGAAATAATAATTCTAATTTAGCAAATGCTATGTTTGATAGCAATGCTTATATTTTATTTGGCAATAGAACAAATTCTAATGAAGGCGGGCTAGTAGACATCAATTTAAAATATAATAAAACAAAAACTTTCTCTATAGGCAGCGCCGCTTCTCAAACTTATGATTTTTGGTTCAAGCAAAACTCTGCTTCATTTGAAAAAGCTTATTTATTTTCAAGATCTAGCTCTGTTAATGGAGATTATTTTGTAGAAAACGAAGGCTATCCTCAATTAATATTTATTCAAGACGGGAGAGTATATTTTAGATTCGCTTCTCCAAATAGCGAAATCCTTTCTGGGTTTACAGGCCGGATAATTAATGTTGGCAATCTTTATAATGTTATAGTTACAGTAAATACTTATCTTGCAGTAGGATCAAAAGTAAATATTTACGTCAACGGAGAAGAGACGGCAGTAACTATATTATCTACATTAGAGCCACCAAGCAATTTAAATTTTACAACGCAAAGATTGTACTCAGGAAACGTAGGAAACATTGGCAATCTAGGAGTCGGGGCCAACAATACAAGTTTTTATTGCGTATCCTCTTTTGATGCTAATGGAGAGTCCAAAGCTTCTAATCCAATTGCTGCTGTAAATGATCCAGTAAGCAAAGGCGTTAATCTAAGCTGGCCAGTAGTAAATAATGCTTTTGGTTATTATGTTTATAGATCAGCTTCTCCAGTTTTTGGTAATTATTCTTTATTAACTACCATAAATAATAAAGCTGTGTTAAATTTTCTAGATACTAACTTATCAACTCAAGCAGGCTTCCCTAAAGCAACTGCCAAATACAACTATAAATACAGCGAGAACGTTTCATTGCTTGTAGATAACGCAGCGGCAAAAGTTTGTTTTGGAAGTTATCCAATTTCTTCTTTGGTCCCTAACTATTTTGAAGGATACATATATAGAGCAGCAATATATAACACTAAATTGAATTCTGTTCAGGCTAATAGGAACTACAATTCATTTCTATACAAATATATTTCTCAAGATCCTGACACTATATATTCTTATAAAAAACAAAGAAGTGTAATTACTGGGAATACTGGAACAACTGGCTCTGCTGGAAGTTTTAGAAAGGTACTGGAATAAAATATGGCTATCACAAGATATGCAGGAGACAGGTTCTATGGACTAGATGCAGAAAAAAACATTCTGCTATCTCAAGTCTTAGACGGCGCAATTTATAAAGCATCAGATACGCTGTTTGAGTATCTGAAAATAAATGGCGCTTGGGTAAAGTCGAGCGGCACATCTGGTACATCTGGAACTTCTGGAAGCATTGGATCAACTGGTTCTACAGGTGGAACTGGAGGAATTGGTTCGACTGGCTCTATTGGTTCTACAGGATCTGCTGGCGCTACAGGAAGTATCGGCTCTACTGGAGGAACTGGCGGCATAGGATCTACTGGCTCAATTGGTTCTACAGGATCTGCTGGAGCTACAGGGGGCACTGGCGGAATTGGTTCTGCTGGTTCAATAGGATCAACTGGTGGTACGGGTGGGATTGGTTCAACAGGCTCTATCGGTTCTACAGGATCTGCTGGAGCTACAGGAGGCACTGGCGGAATTGGTTCAACTGGTTCCATAGGTTCAACTGGTGGTACTGGCGGAATCGGATCTACTGGATCGATTGGCTCTACTGGTTCAATTGGATCAACGGGCGGCACAG